AAGTTCTAGAACGTTGTATAAGAAGGACAACCATAAGGCCCATTCAAGTATAACACAATTCAAAAAGCGTTAAATTATAAACAATAACTATGAGGAGACCATAAAATGGCTTTAGTAGCAAACGCTGGTACTAGTGTATCAAGTGCATTCAGCACTATGTTTAGTGATGATGTAAAACACGCTTATCAGCAACTTACGTCAAACCTTTTGGGATCTGTTAGAGTAGTTAGAAATGTAACTGGAAGCACTTACAAATTTAACACTTTAACAAAAGGTGGTTCGATTAAAAACAAAGCACGATTCGAAGATATCGTGGTTATGTCGGACACAAGTAAATCCCTAACTTCGCCTGGTGCGTACTCGGGATCGACAGCACAGAACGCCCAAGTTACTTGCACCCTTGCAAATTATCATGCAGGTGAGTATGTTCAAACTTTGGACGAAGTAAAAACAAACGTAGATTTACGTCAATCTTTTGCAGAAGCAATTGCGGCGGCCCTAGCGAGAGCAACGGACCAAGCAGTAGTTGATGCCCTAGATGATGGTACACCTACAAACATTAAAACAACAGCACAAGGTGCCAACGGTTTAAACAAAGCGGCTCTTTTAGAAGCACACGAGGCGTTAAACGCTCTTGATGTACCTTCTAATGATAGAGTACTTTTAGTTTCACCAGCGGCTCTTACAGATATCTTAACTGACACTACGTTGGTATCAGCATCAGACGGACAATTATCAAATATTGCTTTGTCTTCAGGCTACATACCTAACATATTCGGTTTTAGAGTCATAACATCAAATCTTTTAACTGCAGATTCAGTTGTAAGAAAATGTTTTGCATTCCAAAAACAGTCTATAGGCGCGGCAGTTGGTAAAGATCTATCTATCAATGTTTCATATGTTCCACAAAAAGCATCTACACTTATTTTAGGTGAAATGTCTTTAGGTGCAACTATGATTGACGCTGACGGTGTTGTAGAGTTACAAGTTACTGAGTAATCAATAACTTAAGAAAGGAGCACCTCGTTCCTTACTCAAAACTTAAGGCGGGTTTTCACAAACAGATTGTTGGAGGCCCGCCTTTTTTATTGACTCATAAATAACATTATTAAAAGGAAATATTAACAATGGCTGAATCAAAAGTTTCAATTTCAAACCAATCACTAACAAAATGTGGAGCAAGTACTATTTCTGCATTTACAGACGGATCACACGAAGCAAACGTTTGTTCTACAATGTATGATAATGCAAAAAAAGGTTTAATGTATTACACATTTTGGAATTTTGCAATGACTAAAGTTGCATTAAATTTATTAACAGAAACACCAGTAGATTTAAGTTACACAAAAGTACATTCATTACCGGGTGATTTAATTAGAGTAAAAGGTGTATTTGATAACCAAGGTTACATAGTAACTGATTATGAAGTACAAGGTTCAAAAATTTATTCAAATACAGAAACATTATTTGTAGAATATGTTCAAGACATGGCTGAAGCAAACTTTCCAGCATTTTTTATTGAAGCACTTGTTTCGAAATTAGCATTAGAAATTAACGAAGCAATCACAGGAGTCGGAACACTTACTACTAGATTAGCAGAAGATTTCAATACGAAATTAAGAGCGGCTAGAATTGCTGATGCACAAGAAGAACCACCAAGAAATATTATGCCTGTAGGCAGATTAGTAGAAGCACATATAGGTGGTGGTGCATTTATACAAGGTAGATTAAGACACCCGACTAGTTAATGAATGACAACAAGAAAAATTACACAAAATTCTTTCAACACTGGACAAGTAGGACCGTTCATGGATGGAAGAGTGGATTCACAATTATACAAAACGGGTTTAGAAACTTGCGAAAATATGTTGCTTCTGCCACAAGGCGGAATGCAAAAAAGAAAAGGTTTTAAGTATATTTCTGCAGATCCAGATGCAACAACTACACCAGACGGATCAACAAGTTTAACTACAACAGGTTTTCATTTACAAAGTAGAATTATTCCATTCAAATATACTGACGGACAAGAATATGTTATTATATTAGAACCAAAGACCGATTCTGTTGAAGCACAGATGCATATCTTTTATCAAGATACAAGAGTTGCACATTTAACAAATGGTTCGGGCGGACAAGTATTTCCAATTACAGAAGACGAAATAGCAGATGTAAGATTTACACAATCGTTTGATGTAATGATTTTTGTACATCCAGACTTACAACCAATACAATTAATTAGGGGATCTGTTAATACAGATTGGACAGCAAGTAATTTAACTTTTGATTTTGAACCCATGGCTAATTTTAGTTTTGGAACAACACTTACACCTTCAGGAACAACAGGAAGTATTAACATGACATTAAGTTCGGGTTCATATACTTGGGTAGATGCTGATTACCCTGCAGGACATAAAAATATGTATGTAAACATTAATGGTGGATTAGTAAAATTAAACACAGTATCGTCATCAACAGTAATGGCGGCAACAGTAATTTACGATTTAGTTGATACAGATGGTGCAAGTGGTAATGAATGGGAAATAACAGCATTTTCAAATTTACCAGCAACATCGGGCGGGGGATGGCCACGTTCAGTAACGTTTCATCAAAATAGATTAATATTTGGTGGTAGTAGAGATAAACCACAAACAATATTTGGATCACAATCGGGTGACTTTTTTAATTTTAATCCTTATACAAAAACTGTAACAGAATCGGGTGGTTCAACAACTACAACAGGTGACGTTACAGACGATGCAGGATTTAGTTTTACTATTGCATCAGACCAATTAAACATTATTAGACATTTAATATCACAACAATCACTTTTTATTTTTACATCAGATGGTGAGTTTGACATGAGCGGTGAACCAGTAACTCCGAGTAACGTACTTGTTAGACAACAAACTAGATATGGTATTGGTTCAGGATCAACAGAGCCAGCAGTAGTAGATAACGAAGTTTTATTTGCAGATAAATCAGGGAAACAATGTAGAGCATTTGTTTACAATTTTAATACAGATGCCTATTCAGCAAAAAATTATTCTTTAATTCATCACGATATATTAACAGGTGCATCACAAATTTCACATTTAAAAAATTACGGAGATAAAAATACAAACTACGTAGTTACACTAAATTCAGATGGTACATTAGGTGTATTAGGAATTAACGTAGAATTTTCAGTTGTAGGATGGAACAAATGGACAACCCACGGACAATTTAAAGGATTAGGAGTTGTTGATGATACGTTATATGTATTAACAAGAAGATATGATAACGATGGTTCAACATTACAATCGGGATTATTTCTAGAAAAACTTACAGAAGACGAAGTTTATTTAGATGGTTATCATACATCAAGTGCAACAGCATCAAGTTTTACAGGTGCAGTTGGATTAGAAGGACAAACAGTTCAGGTTGTTGCAGACGGAACGAATCATCCGGACGTAACGGTAACTGCCGCAGGTAATTTTACATTAACAAGATCAAGTTCGTCAACACAAATAGGAAATACTTACGTAGCAACTGCTAAAACTTTAAATTTAATAATGGCAGGTGCAGGGCAAAGCACAATGGGAGAAAAATTAAGAAAAGTTTTAGTTGATATACAGTTACATCAATCTAAAACATTAGAAGTAGATGGAATGACTGTACCGTTTAGAGAACTTGGAACAACGTTATTAGGTCAATCAGTTGAATCATTTACTGGTATGAAACGAATGCGTATGACTGGTTATCATACTTCCCCTCAAGTTACTTTCACGATAACTGACCCTTTACCTTGTACAATATTAAGTATAGTAACAGAGGTAAAATTTGGCGCAGGAAAACTTCAAGCAAGTTAAACAACCAGTTAGACACAAACTAAATTATCCACATTTTGAATACGTGGTTAATAATTGTCGTGTTGCAGACGAACTGGAATGTATGTTAATGGGATACACAAAGAAAAATTTATTACAAAAATTTAATCAATTAGAAGATGGAGTAACAGGCACATACTATCATTATCCATTTTTAGCGGCAGGAACTCATGTTATGGATGACGAAGTATGGTACTGGTTTTTTGCTACACCAATTGTAAAAGATTTTTTTATTAGAATAACAAGAGAAGCAGAAAATTTAATTAAACGAAGTATGATAAAACACCCAGATAAAAGGCATCTTGTACAAGTTTGGTCTAAACACATAGACTCTGTAAAATGGTTAAATACACTAAAGTTTAAACAATTTTCATCATACTACGTAGGAGATGAAGAAATTTATCTAGTTGAGAGGAAAAGAACTTAAAAATTATGTGTGCTCCAAAAAATGATCTAGCCAAATTAGCAATTATAGGTGCCGCCGCTTATGCGTCAGGTGGTACTAGTTTATTTGCTACGTCAACAGCAACAACAGGCACAGTGGCTACAAATACAACAATATTACAAACACTAGCAAATGCGGCAAGAGTTGCATTGCCGGTTATAGGTGCGGCAGGACAAGTGTATCAAGGTTATATGAATGCACAAATGTTGAGAAATAAAGCACAATTTACAGATTACCAAATAAGCACAGAAAAAGAATCTTATGCACTACGTAGAGTAAAAAGAAACAGAGCACTAGCACAAGCACTTGGAAAACAAAGAGCGTTGTATGGTATGTCGGGTGTTACTATAGAAGGTACGCCTGGAGATATTTTAGCATTAACAAGAGCAAATTTTGCAGAAGATGATTTTATTGATTCTTACAATACATCACAATCTATTTTAAGTAAAAAATTTAGTGCAAGTGCATTACGTGGAGAAGCAAAAACATCTATTATTGGTGGTTACACTAGTGCGGCTGTAACATTAGTAGGCACAAGAGGAATAGACGATTTATTAACAACAACTACAAATAAACAACCTAAAGAATATTCAACAACTAGACCTAAAGGATTAGAATAATGGTCGATATACCTACAAACAAAAACATAATAAAAAATAAAAAAGTTAATACACAAATGCAAACCGAAACCGGTAGCAGATTAACGCCTACTAGTAATTTTACAATGCCTGTTACAGAAGGTGCAAGTGCAATTAAAATTGTAGATAATGTATCACAATTAGCAAACAAACTTGCTGATAAA